AAATGGGAAGACGAAGACGAGATGAATATCAAAGTGGTGTTCCTCGTATAGGAAAATAGGAGAACAAAAAATGGCTATAACACAAGCAATTGCAAACGCATTTAAAAAGCAACTCTTAGAAGGCGATCAAAACTTTGCATCCTCAAGTGGTGATAAGTTTAAAATGGCTCTTTATACAAGCTCGGCAACTTTGAACTCAACTACTACTGCTTATGCAGCAACTAACGAAGTAAGCAACAGTGGAACATACACAGCAGGAGGCGGCGCGTTAACAAATTCGGGCACGTCTATTACTGATGGTGTAGCACGTTGTGATTTTGCAGATCTTTCTTTTACAGGAGCAACAATTACGTCTCGAGGAGCTTTACTTTATAATACATCTTCTGCGGTCTCAAACGCAGCAGTATGTGTTTTAGATTTTGGTGGTGATAAGACATCCACTTCAGGTACGTTTACAATTCAATTTCCAGCACCAACAAGTACGGCGGCTATCCTAAGAATATCAGGATAATAGGGAGGTTAACTTCCTATGGCAAACGTTGGATGGAATTCAGATCTTAATTGGGGCGACAATGATTGGGGCGATTCCTCTGATGTAGCTTTTACAGTTACTGGTATAGCTTTAACAGCTACACTAGCTAGTGTAACTATTACAGCTGGCGCTACCGCTACCAACTCATCAACCGCAAATCAAACAGCAACTCTTGCTCTCGGCACTCTAACTGCCTACGGGGCAAATATAATACAACCAACCGGAATAGCTATGACTTCCTCTCAGGGAAGTGTAGATGCAGGTCCTGATGCAATGCTTTCGGGCATTGGAATGAGTATGGGATTAGGTAGTGTGGACGCTTTTAATACTACGGGTTGGGGTAGATATACATGGGGCCAATTTGATTGGGGCGTTGAAGGAATATACGAAACAGTTTCAGTTACCGGCATAGCGATGAGTGCTTCATTAGGAAGCGTAACTGTTGCAGCTGGTGCTACTGTAGTTGCTAATACTTTAAGTGTAGCTCAAGTAACATTAGGAAATGTTGATCCAGCTCCTGATGCGATGATCATAGGTGAATTTATGATTGCTAATTTGGGTACTTTAACAGTTGAAGCACATGCAGTTATAAGTTTAACAGGAATTGCAATGACAGCTGGTTTAGGAACAGCTGTTGCAGACGCAGTTTCCTTTATTGATGTAACAGGAATTGCAATGACAGCGGCGCTTAATAGTGTAACTCCTACTGGAGAAGGCGTTGCAGTACTTACTGGAAATGCCTTGACTATTGAGGCAGCTTCTGTTAGGCCTTTAATCTGGAACGACGTAAATACCGGTTCAGCACCAATAGATCCTCCAGGATGGCGGGAGGTCGCTGCTTAGAGTGGTTGACACACCCTCTTTATTTTTATAAAATGATGATACAAGGAATTAAAAAATGGCTAATTCAACATCCGCAAGTCTAAAATTAACAGTTCAAACAACTGGAGAAAACTCAGGAACTTGGGGACAAATAACTAATACAAACTTATTAATTTTAGAACAGGCAATCGGAGGTTATGGCGCATTTAATGTAACAGATGCGAGTAGAGCCTTAACTTTTACTAATGGTGCAACTTCTGATGGAAAAAATGAAGTAATAAAATTAACCGGAACATTAGAGGCAAATGTTAATGTTACTATTCCAGATTCAGTTGAAAAATCCTATACCGTTCAAGATACATGTAATCACGCCGGATATACTTTAACATTCAAAACTACTTCTGGTACAGGAATTCTTTTATGTGAAGGCCACACTTATCAATTATGGTCAGACGGTACAAATGTTTATAAAGGGTCAGAATTAAAAGTATGGAGAGCTGTCACAGCGGCTGAAACTATTCAGGCAGGCGCTCAACTTGCAGTTAATACAAATGGCGGAGGGGTTACAATTACACTTCCAGCGTCACCAACTATAGGTGATGAAGTTACTTTTATTGACCAAGGATATGATTTCGATAGCAACGCTTTAGTTGTGGGAAGAAATAGTTCCAACATAGCTAATGCAGCATCAGACCTTACCGTTAATACACAAGGCGCTGGTTTTAAATTAGTTTATTCTGGGGATGCCACTACTGGGTGGACTTACACAGAGAAATAGGAGATAATGGATTATGTCAAATTACGAAGCAACTAAATATGATTTTGATGGAGCAAACCTTACAGGTATTGAAGGCACAGCTACCGGAACAATTCTTCCATGGTCAACTGGTTCGGCTCCTTCTGGTTTCTTAGAATGTGCTGGAGCAGCGGTCTCTAGAACAACTTATGCCACTCTTTTTGGTGTCATTAGTACAACTTATGGCGTAGGAGATGGATCTACAACTTTCAATCTTCCAGATTTACAAAATAATGTAGCAGTAGGAAAATCCCCAGGAAAAGCATTAGCTTCAACTGGTGGAGCAAATACTGTAACTTCAACTGGAAATGTTCCCGGAAACGTCCCCGGAAATATTGGTGGGAATGTTGCTAACACTTCATTATCCACAGCTCAATTAGCAGCTCACACTCACACTGTTGGACCAGCTGGAGGCCCACAAAACCAAGGTGGATCTACAGGAATGGGACCTAATGTTACTCCGAGTGGTGCTGTTACCACATCAAGTACAGGATCGGGTTCAGCGCATGACCATAATTTAAGTGCTACTTTTAGTGGTACATTAAGTGCAAATTTTTCAGGGGATGCAACTTCTGTACTTCAACCATATTTAACGTTAATGTACGTTATTAAGACTTAGGAGAAAAAATGGCAACAAACGCAAATTGGACAGTAATATTTGATGACAAAAACATTATTAAAAACACAGGTGCAGAAGCAGGCACTGGTTATAAAATCAATGATGATGCTTTTTGGTCTCAAGCAAAATATTCAAATATTTGGGCGATTCAACATGGCACAAGTACAACTTCAGATGAAGTAGAGCATAGAGATTCCACACCTCATTGTAGTTTTGCAGATGAAGGTCTCGGCGATATTCAAGATTTTATTACTAAATGGGATACAGCACACTTAGCTCAATTACAGGCTGATTGGGATAATAACAATGCTGATGGTGAGACTGAGGGTGAAAAAATATCAAGATTAGGCGCTCGTCCTACCTCTTATTCTTCCTAGACTTTAATTACATTTTATTATAAGGCTCTCATATAGAGATTATATGAAGGAAATAAAGATAGAAAATTTTATAGGTATTTACGACGGCTATATAAGTGAAGCTCTTTGTAGAGCTAATATTGATATGTTTGAGCAGGAGCACAAATTTAATCAAACCCTAACTAGAATTGTTAATGAGGATGCGGATGTTTCTGATAAAGAAGATGATCAGTTATTTTTAAAATCAAACTCGATCGACACTTGGCTTAAGGATGTCCAGCCTTTAATTGTTAATTTTGAAATAGCTTTAAAGCATTACGAAAAACAGACGGGCATCAAAAAGATGATGCATGGGAATGAAGATTTTGAATACACTCAAATGAAGATTCAAAAAACTATTCCTGGTCAAGGTTATCATCTATGGCATGTTGAATATGATTCACGTAGAACTCCTGAGTGTAGAAGAGTATTAGCCTGGGCAATCTATTTAAATGATATTGATGAAGGAGGTGAAACAGAATTTTTACATCAAAAAATACGTGTTTCTCCTAAAGCAGGGAGAATAGTTATTTGGCCTGCTGGATTTCCCTATCTTCATAGAGGTAATCCTCCTTTAAAAGGAGAAAAATACATTATGACTTCATGGATGATGGGAAAAGAATTTTAGTCATAAAAAGTATCCCCTACGATTCTATGGTCCAACAGCCATTGTTTCACCTGATAATCTATATTTGTTTTTTGTTTTATAAGCTTAACGAGCTCAGGTATTTTATTTAAGTTGGTAAGTTTTGTATTCCACTCATGATTTTCAGGAATGGGTTGATGTTTAGGTGTGTAAGCTAATGATCCCTTAACCCAATTAACTTTATTATTAACTTTATATCTGGATAAGTACCACCATAACTGATCTCTTTTTTGCTCTTTTAACCAGTATTCCCACCATAATTT